CATTAGCAGATGACTCAGTTGTTACTTATGACAATGTTCCTTTTACAGTTTATTTAACATCTGATGTTCAAGAGTTTGGTGTAGTAGGTGCTGATAAAGATGGTAATTTACTATATAGTTTTCAATTTGATGTTGAGGAAGCTTTATAGTGAAATATTTGGTAAGACATTGGATTACTGTTGATATGATAGCTGAAGAAGTTATAGATGGAGATGGTGTTGATTTAAAAACAAATAATATAGGAAAACACGAAGAACCATCTGATAAAGCAAGTTATATCGTATCAGATTATATAAAAGTAAAAAGGAGAACAATAGAAGATTATGACGAGAAGCTTAACGACAGCAGTAAAGAACGAATTAGCAACAAATGATATTAGACCCGTACACCTTATCACAATCGGTTTTAGTAGCCCTGTCAATATTACTGATTGTTCATTTTCACTAACAAGTTCTGTTTCAGGTTCAAGTGTAACTTATACAGCATCTGATTTCATAATGGGTCTTTCTAATTTTACTGAAGAAACAGATATAACAAAAACATCATTAACATTATCTTTATCAGGCGCAGATTTAACTTTTATATCTACTGTTCTTAATGAAAATGTAGTGAACGATAGTGTAGATATTTTTAGAGGTTTTTTAGATGATAACAATGCACTTATAGCTGACCCTTTTTTATTGTACTCAGGAACAATAGATACTTTTGGAATTTCAGAAAATGAAACAGCAAGTACAGTAAATTTACAAATTGTTTCTCATTGGGCAGACTTTGACAAAACAAATGGTCGTAAAACGAACAATACATCTCAGCAAAGATTTTTTAGTTCTGATGTTGGTATGGATTTTTCAAGCCAAACAGTACAAGATATTAAGTGGGGTAGAGCATAATGGGTTGGGGTAATCCTTTCAAAGCGGCAAAAAAATTTGTCAAAACAGTTGTATCTGCTCCTGTCAAAATTGTATCAAAAGCATTGTCTTGGATAATGCCAAAACCACCTGAAATTCCTGACTTTGGAACGACAGACTTTGATGATTTTGAAACAGGTATTCTTTTAAATAAACAATCTAATGATGCAAATATACCTGTAATTTATGGAACAAGATTAGTTGGTGGAACAAGAGTCTTTATGGAAACATCAGGCACAGATAATACTTATTTATATATGGCCATTGTTCTTAGTGAGGGAGAAATAAACGACATAACAGAAATTAGAATTGATGATAAAGCTGTTACTTGGGCAAGTGATTTAGCAGATAATACAGCAGTTGAAGTAGGTAGTGGAGATAGTAATTTTTATAAAGACTCAGCAAGTTTAATTAGAGTTGAACCTCATTTTGGTTCAGATAGTCAAACAGCATCAAGCTTATTATCTACATTATCATCTTGGGGAACTAATCACAGATTAAGAGGTATTGCTTATTTGGCTTTACGTTTTAAATGGAATCAAGATGCTTTTAGTTCAATTCCAAAAGTTCAATCAGTAGTTCAGGGAAAAAAAGTTGTAACTTTAGCCGCTAACTTATCTGAACAAACAGCTAGTTTTTCAAGCAACCCAGCATTTTGCCTTTTAGATTATTTAAGAAATGAAAGATATGGTAAAGGTATTGCAACAGCAGATATTGATTTACAAAGTTTTTATGATGCTTCACAAGTTGCAATAACACAAGTAGCACCATATTCAGGTGCATCAAATATTAATATTTTTGATTGCAATGCAGTATTAGATACATCAAAAAAAATTATTGAAAATGTTAGAACTATTTTAAGAGGTTGTAGAGGTTATCTTCCTTATACAGGTGGTAAATATAAATTAATTATTGAAACAACAGGTTCAGCTTCTATTACACTTACAGAAGATGATATTTTAGGTGGATATACACTTAATAGTGAAAATAAAAACGATAAGTTTAATAGAGTTATTTGTAGCTTTGTAAATCCTGATAGAAACTACCAAGTAGATGAAGTTCAATTTCCACCAATAGATGATTCAGCTTTAACAAGTGCAGATCAACACGCAACTATGAAAACAGCAGATGGTGGTTTTTTGTTAGAGGGTAGATTTGACATACAGACAATTACTTCTGCATATCAGGCAGAAGAAATGGCAGAGATTATTTTAAGAAGAAGTAGAGAAGCTTTAAAATTAAGTATTAATGTAAGTGGTGATGGTTATGATCTTGCAATAGGAGATATAGTAAATATTACACACGCATCATTAGGTTTTTCTGCAAAAGCATTTAGAGTATTAGCTGTAAGTTTTAATGAAGATTACACAATAGGTTTAACATTAGTCGAGTATCAAGCATCACATTATACTTGGGCAAGTAAGGCACAACAAGCATCAACTCCAACAACAACATTACCAAATCCTTTTTTAATTCAACCACCAGCAAGTGTAACTTTAACAGATCAATTAATATCTTATAATGATGGTACTGTAATTGTAGCATTAGATATAGCTGTTGGTGCTTCTCCAAATAGTTTTGTATCTTTTTATCAAGTTGAATATAAAAAAGCATCTGACTCAGATTTTATAATCTACGCACAAGGTTCAGGTCTTACACATAGAGTCTTAAATGTAATTGACCAAGAAACTTATGATGTTAGAGTAAAAGCTGTTGGTGTAAGTGGTGCGTCTAGCACTTATGTAACTGCACAAAGAACTATTGTTGGTGCAACAGACCCAATATCAAACGTAACAGATTTTTCTTGTAATATTGTTGGAAACGAAGCCCATTTATCTTGGGAAGCTGTAACAGATTTAGATTTAGCTTATTATCAAGTCAGATTTTCAACTTTAACAACAGGTGCAGAATGGCAGAACTCAGTATCATTAATTGAAAAAGTATCAAGACCAGCAACTTCAGTATCAGTTCCAGCAAGAGTAGGTTCTTATTTAATTAAGGCAGTAGATAAATTAGGTAATTTTTCTTTACAAGCAACTATTATAGCAACTAATGTAACAGCGATAGGTAATTTTAATAATGTTGCAAGTGCCACAGAAAACCCTAATTTTACAGGAACAAAAACAAATCTTACTCTTGCAAGTGATTTATTAAGATTAACTGATTTAAGTGCTACAGGAACTTACGACTTTGCAAGTGTTATTGATATTGGTGCATCACATACTTCAAGAGTAACAGCTTCTTTAACTCAATTTTCAGAAGACCCTACTGATTTATTTGATTCTAAAAGTGGATTATTTGATGCGGCCACAGGTTCATTTGATGGAGATGCACCAGCTAACGAAAACGCACATTTAGAAATAGCTTTATCAGATGACAATTCTACTTTTACAGAATTTAGGAATTTTGTAATTGGTGATTACACAGCAAGATATTATAAATTTAGATTAGTGTTAATTTCAAGAGATGGTACAACAACACCTGTAATTTCTGCATTATCAGTATCTATTGATATGATAGATAGGATTCAATCAGGCAACGATATATCTAGTGGTGCTGGAACAAAAACTGTTTCATTTACAAAAGCATTTAAAACTGTTAATTATGCAGTAGGTATAACAGGACAAGGAATGGCAACAGGTGATTTTTTCCTAGTAGAAAACAAAACGATAAGTGGTTTTAATGTTACTTTTAAAAATTCATCTAATAGTGCTGTTTCAAGAACATTTGATTTTATAGCAAAAGGATTTTAATAAATGGCAAATCACGATTACGTCATAGATAACCAAACTTTCCCAGCAACAAGGACAGATTTAAATAATGCTTTGTCTGCTATTGTATCTAATAATTCATCATCATCAGAACCATCTACAAAATATGCTTATCAATGGTGGTACGATACATCTGCAAATACTTTAAAATTTAGAAATGCTGACAATGATGCTTGGGTATCTTTTGCTATATTTGATATGACTAACGATACTGTTAATCTTGTAGATAGCACAGTTACATTATCTAGCTTATCTTCTTTATTTCATGATAGAGGTGCTTATGGTTCTTCTTCTGCACCCATAACTTACACAGTAACAGTTGGAACTAAAACATCTGCACACCCTTATAGTGGTGTAGGAAGTTCATCAGCATATTTTTTAGAGTCTTTAGAATCTCCAGCTTTTACTTTAGGTGGTGCTGATACATCAAAACCTTATTATTATAAATTTGACCAAGCAGACGGAACAAATGCTTCACACCCA